ACTCTGGATCTCTTGTGAGATTACCCTTCAAAATAATTCTATTGTTTAGCATCAATTAATACTCCTTCTAAGTTAAAACACGTAACTAGCAATCTACTGACTGCTGATTACTTATCAGTAAAATTATACAGCAATGCACACTTTTGTCAAGCTCTTGTGAATATATTCAATAAGAATAGATGTCAACATTCATGCCCGTTAAATCTGATAAAAATGTCTTTGCGTGTTCTATGTGGAAGAAATCTATTATAAATTTTCTTTTGGTTTGTTGATATATCTTTTTTTCATCTTCTTTATAGATATCTTCTTTATAAAGCCCGTGTATGCGATAAAAAACATCGTCAACAGCATTATAATCGTTTAAGAACTCTTCTGCGGTTTTTACCTGTACTATTTGTGTACCACCGCCAATATCGAGTTCTTCCCTCATGGTACACAAATCAAATCCAAAAAACTTGGACTTGGAATTGCTATTGGGTACATAAGCATTGCAAAGTCTATTTTTTAATCTTGTCATGATCTGTATATATTCTCAAATTTTTTCATTTTTGTTTTTAGATCTAGCCAATCGTTATGGTCTGTAAAACTTTGATTTAGTTTATTGACTAATATTGATCCAGTTTTTGGAAATAGCGCCGGAATTATTGAGTGAAGTATAAGTAAAAGTCCAGCCTTGATACATCTTATACCATGACTAGAGGCAAAACGCAAGTGTTCGCAGTAAGACATGTTGTTTTCTTTTAAGTGTTCTTTGCTTTCTTTTATTACATTCATTTGTGCATCCTCCAAATAAAGGATACACATTTTCGGCAATAGTTAATTATGTTCCGTTACAGCTTTACAAAAATCTAGCACCTCATTATCTGAAAAAGAATTTCTAGCATAGTTAAATATTAATGCTACAAACCTAACATTTCCTTTAATGTATCCTTTAGAGTTATCTATTCTGTCTAAAGAGGCTGAATATGGCTGGGATTTATTTTCATAACTATGAGTCCTTAATTCTAGCTTCTTTTTTGTTATCGGACAAATACCCCCCTGCTGTTCCCATAGTTGTTTTAAGTACTGACAGTCGATATCGTATTCTTTATTTTTTCTATATTTTGCTCTTTTGATATACCATCTAAAATTAGTATAGGTATCCTTTTCGCTACCTTTTCTGAGATTATCGTTGAATTTGCCATGATATTTTTTAAGATGTTTACAATTATGTTTTCCTGCACAACGATTATTGCAATAAAATTTGGTTTTGCCGTTTCTAATCTGTCTATTGATTTCTGCCTTGCGTTTACATATTGTTTTACCGCAAGCAGAACATTTTTTATAAGTTACTATAGTTCTTTTCATTTGATAATCCTCCACTATCTTATACACAAAAAATAGTGGAGTCTTGCGTAAAAATATGGTGGAGGCGGTGATAATCGAAATCACGTCCAGTATAAATTCCATATAAACTTCTACATCGTTAGTCTATTGTTATTAATACTATAGACAAAACTATTTGTCTTTCCAAATGTCAGAACGATTACGCTCATCGACCTTCTTAATTTAGGTAGGACAACCCTATCCGATTATCGGAGTCAGCATAATTGGGTAAAAAGGTTTATGCAACCCCTCTCACTAAGCAGCGAGTGCTAATACAGAAGTATCGGCAATTGAAACTTTGATCTATTTTTAAACTGGCCTTTAGATCAACCAGTCGATGCAATCTACACTTCTATTTACCTGTCGAAACCTTTACGCCCCCCTATAGTCTAAATTTGTCGAGTTTATGTTTCTTTTTTATTTCATTAGTAACATTTTTTTTAGCTTCAGAAGAAGTCATATTTTTCATGCTGCGTTCGTTCAGAATTACATCATTGTTCGATATAAAAAATTTATCGTATTTTTTTTCTAAGAAATAACTATAGGCAATGTTCCAGCTATTTGTTAATCCTCTTCCTTTGTCTAATGATTATAAGTTAGTCAATTGCTGATATTTATTGATGAGTTGTAAATTATTAATTAGTGATAACTCATGTTGATTAAAATTATCCCAAATAAAATTATCTTTAATATAATTCAATGTTTTGATTTTATCAAATTGTGGCGACATATTAACTCGGTTTGGAATTTTTATGTTATTATGTATTTCTAAATGTAATGAAGACAGTACTTTCTTTGTATACAATAACAAATCTCTGTATTTGATTGCTTTAATTTTTTTACTGGAATCAGTTAACATTTTAATTTTTTGTAAATATAGATAATATTCTTGTATTAATTGTTCATTTGAACATTCTGTTATCCATCCAGTTGCTTTATAGCTATTGCACCAATGGTGAATATCCTTCATTATAAACAATATTAAGTCATAGTTTTGAATATTAGTATAACTTTCATACGTTTTTAAATCAGATATTAATTTTTCATACACAAATATTGAATTATTAATATGTTTTTTATAGTTTTGCTGTAATTCGTTTTTATTGAATATTCTATAGTGTTTATGATTTGGACTTGATCTATCATTACTATAAATGATCTCAATTGCTGGATAATTTAATTCTAGTATTTGTTGCAAAAAATTAGTGCCACTTCTTTGCAGACCTCTTATATGTATAGTATTTAACATTTTTCTTTGTCATTGAGTCAGTTTTTTCCATTCCATATCATACACTCTGATCAAAATGAACCCTGTTTACTAAATTAAACTCTGCACACTTATTCATATCTTTTAAACAAGTTGATCCGATATAGGCACATGCACTTCTTAATCCACCAAGAATATCTTCAACAACAACAGAAGCACTACCTTTATAGGGAATAGTTTTAGTCCTTCCCTCACTTGCTCTATAATCTTTTACACCACCATATTTATTCTGGGCATTATGGGATGACATACCATAAAATTTTAGTGAAACCTTTCTTTTGTTGGTTGAATAACCGGGATCACTAGTCTGCCACCATTCTCCTTTTTTATTCACACATCTATATTCATAATCCCATTCACCTTCACATTCTTCTGTGCCAGCCAACATACCTCCAAGCATAACAAAATCTGCACCCGCAGCAAAAGCCTTGCAAATATCTGATGGAGTTCTACAACCACCGTCAGCACAAACCAAGCCTAACTTACCCTTACCGCTTTTTAGTCCATGTGCAGCATGGCTACATTCAATAATAGCAGACAATTGTGGATACCCACAACCTGTTTTTAATCTAGTGGTGCAGACACTACCGGGGCCAATTCCTACTTTAACAATATCCACTCCACCATGAAGAATAATTTCTTGCACCATTTCTGGAGTACATACGTTACCAGCCATAATAACTGGTTCATCTCCAAGTTCTTTTCTAACTTTAGCACAAAAATTTACAAAATCGTCTGTATATCCATTGGCAACATCAATGCAAATATTAGGAATCCTACGATTTGTTTTACAACAATAGATGAGTTTGTCAAGATCATCCTGTTTAATACCCATACTAAACCACTGAAGGTCTTGGTTCCAGATAATATCTGGATATTGTTCTTTTGAATAGTGCTTATGAAAACAGGTTGGCATTTGATATCTAATCAAAGTATTAGACATATCAACAGTACCAGTAGTATCCATATTAGCGGCAAAAATAGGTATACCTTTCCATATTCTGTTAGAATGGTAGAAGGAAAAACTCCTATTTAATTTCACTTCTTTTCTTGATGCTGCTCTACTTCTCTGAGGAACAAGCAAAACATCATCGAAGTCTAATTTTGGGTCATTATTAATTTTCATCTTCTGTCTCTATTATATAGATAATTAAACAAATGAACCGCACCTTCGTAAGAATCGCCTACCGAACCCGCTGCGTTATTACATTCCCAACAAACCCAACCTCTAAATATTGTAGTATTGGGGTAATGATCACAGGCCCATTTCTTAGGAATCTTATGACAACATTCACATCTTGTTGGTTTAGGTGGTGCTTTTTTATGAACGGCTTTTAGATCACGATTATATTTCTTAAAACATTGCTTGCATTTGGAATAAAGTTTTCCTCTATCTAGAAAAAAATCATCTGTTGATTTTTCTATTTTGCATATCCTGCAAGTTTTTGTGTTTGTGTTAATTGTGGTACTCTGTTGGGTAATTAACGGGATAGCAAACCAAACTATCTATATCAATAGTTTTAGATATACCCTTGGGTTTTAACTGGGCCGCTAATCATAAAGTTTTTAGCGTCGGCACTTACTCTTTGTAGCTGTTACACCATATCTGGTTTCGCCATAGCGACCAGTAGAACGGACAATATTCAAGCCCTGAGACTTTAGTGTAGGACGAATATCGCTAATGGTTGCTCTAAGATTACCAACATCGAACATACTATATGCACTATCTTGGCTAAGTGTTCTGCCTCTACTAAGATAGTTAATCACACGATCCTGCTTAGTCATTTCAGTACCTCTAATTGTGGCTTTCCTAAATAAATAAGATTCTTGTCGCCACCAGCAAAAATCTTAACTACGCTTTTATACTAATTCCCGAATAGAGCAAGTCAATCTATTTCAGTTTTTTACGATTTTCATATCAGAGAATATGATGTTTAGGTTATCAAATCTACATAATGGGCAAGCATATCTACAAGGATCGGCTAATCCATTGTCTATTCTATTTTTGTAAGTAATGTAGTAACCTTTTTCATCTTTACATATAACCTTATCTTTAGGAACATTGTGTCCTTTCGCCTCTGAATTTATATCCACAAGCATTGAAGTATGACTTCCGTATGCTGAAGGAGTATCTCTAGTTATAGTATTATGTTTTTGATAGGCCATTTTTTCTCCATTGGGCGTATATCTTAAATTACACCTTTAGGAAGTTTTGGTTTTAATTTAACTAGCCTGTGTTGTGTTTTCCAAACCTTAGTTTCTGGACACTGTTTGTCTCTGCCCATATAAATGTGGCAATATCCACCCTTTTCACTATAAGCTAATACTCCATTGTCATCAACATTAACAACCGTGAATTTGCCACGATATCCCATAGGAATAAAATCCGCACCCTTAACGTAGTAGGGGCCACCAGTGGCTTTAATACGTTCACCAGCTTCTAGTTCTCGCCAATTAAAATTTTTGATAATTTTTGTAGTCTTTTTTTCTTTGCTTTGAACAGCAAACGTAAAAGGTGTATTGCAATCTGGACACATATATGATCTTGGGCCAGTCATTGTGCCGCAATTTTCGCAAGTTTTTTTACCTTTAGGCATATCGTAGTCTCCTGTGAAAAGTTGATTTCCCTCTAGTATACCATAAGTATCGGCATCTGTCAAGTCAAACTTGAATTAATTCTTTTGATCTGTAGCCGAAAGTATTCTTGTCTATGCTCCAGTATACTTTATGTAATCCTACAGAGTCTAAAATAGATTGACAATTATTGCATGGTTTACTTAGTAGTATCTTTCCCTGTCGATTAATACGGAGTACAACAAGTGACCAATCAGAACGAATGGTATTATATGTATCAAGTAATTTAGATATAAGATGAGACTCAGCATGAGAATATGGATA